AACTCCAATCCATATCCCACCAGTTGATGGTGATAGGCTTGAAATTGTTGAGACCAGCTTCGGCGTCCGTCCAAGTCTGCCAATACCAATTACCGATACCTTTAACGGTCGAAATGCAAATCAACGATCCGCCGTGCATGATGGACGGCGCACCTGCCGCCCACATCTCATCCATATGGTCGATGAACGCCGCCTCGTCAATAATGTTTAATGATGAAGCGTGAGATCGCAATGTGTCTGCCGATGACGTCAGACTCATGATACGAGAACCATTTGGAAACGCCATTTCGTGTTCATTGCTAACTTCAAGCGGCCATAACTCATGCATCCAGTCAGGCAGATTGTCATAAATCATCTTGATGTTCTTACGCAGGAAGTCCATAGCATCAAGATCTCGCTTGGATACAATCAGAATTCTCTTCTGATTGAAGAACATTGCATACCAGAGTGCAAATCCGCCTGTGACTGTTGAAATTCCAGACTGCCGTGTCTTTTTGAAAATCGTCAATCTATTCTTTAAGAATTCTTGTAAACAGTTCTGCTGATATGAGAAAAGCTTAAACGGGATGATTCCTAGCTTTGGATGCTGAATCTTACCGAAATTGTCCAAGAAGAATGACGGGCTCTTCTGACAACGCTTAATAATTTGTCTGGTGACTTCATCTATTGCCATTTATCGTTTCTCATCGGGATACGCTGGTGTAGATAGAATCTTAGCGAGATCCATCTGAGCACTGCCACTATTATTGTTATTAATCAACACCTGCGTGCCCTTTGCAGCCGCTAAGATTTTAGCCACAGAATCTAGAGCTTTAACTATGTTGCCATTCGTCTCAGCTTTAGTGCGAAGTGCTGCTACTAACATTTCAAGATTAACACGTGGTGCACCAGGCATGTTGAATACAACATCCTCTAGGTGCTTAATAGTCTTTTCAATCTGTGCGCGGTCGCTATCATAATTAACTAAAAATTTCTCATAAACCGTTAAGTATTGTCTCAACAGCTGTGCAGGATCGAACTGTACAGGCTCAGGATTAGCCACCACAGTCGTCGCAGGATTAGTCAGATCAGTTGGGTTAGACGGAAAAACTGGAAGAACGGGCTCTTCTACGAGTGGTGGTTCAATCTTTGTGATATCTATAGAATTAGTTGGTAACGGATCAACGTTACCAATTTCATCCAAAACGTTCTTCAGTTCTTCGTCCTCATTCATTGATCGTACGTCCTAGATTGAGTGCCGACTCGGTGATGCTCTTCTGAAGCATAGTACGAACATCATATAACCAATTGAAGTCGAATGGTACAGTCTTATTATTAAGTAGCAGATATCCCGCTTTACTAGCAGTTAAACGATTATCTACTATCTCATATTCTCCGTTAGTGACGCCTTCTTCAATGGTCTCCCAACCATTCATGGTCATAGCCATCAGCATACTAAGAGATTCAGCTAGCAGACTCTGATTCTTAATGTCTTTCAGATCTTGCTCTGTGACCTTCTTACTACCGTATTTCACGATGAAGCTGAAAGCCTCTTCAACATCTGGCTGATGACGGCTAGGGCGCTTTAGTCTTGACATAACCCGCTTAACAGGGCTATTCTTCCGATAACGGTCACTGCCGCTCATGTGACGACGTGCTCTGGGAGACATGTGCTTCCGAATAGCACGCTCTGGGGAACTATCGTGCGACAATGGCGAGGCACCTTCAGGTACTACAGGTGATGGAGCTATAGATGGTGCTGCAGGAGAAGCCATGTCGGGCGGTGTCACTTCAGCGGATGGACCATCTGCATGCGCCTCATGCTCTGGAGGCACAATTCTACCCTCTTCCGAAGGACTAGTCTTAGGCTGCATTGTCAAGCTACGCAGTACAGTATTGTCATACTGACCTGTAACCTCAAAAGCTACATCACTCTTAGTTTGAAATACTACTGCCTTCTGAACAAGAGGGTTGCTCTCCAATCCCTTCAAAATGGCAGCATCGATAATAGCAAATGCGCCGGACTCAGCCGAGAACTCCTTCACGGCATCTTCAGGAGCACTAGTCTTAGGTCCTGGCGTAGGTGGGGGTGGAGGTGTCTCAGGACGGACAGCGGGCGGATTTACAGCGCCAGTTATCCGTGGATCATTAGTATTCATCGTCATCTTCAGATTCCCTCTCACCTGCCCGTGTACCCTTCGGAATTTGGTTAGTTTCCTTGTTAAAGGGCGAATCAGTAAATTCGAAATTCCGCAGTCTTAACTGCTTAAGGAATCCCGTTACACGTTGTCTGGATAGTCCAGATGCCTTAACCAACTTACCGATAAGACCATCATAGGGCTTATCATCCTTCTGATATAGTTTTTCCAGACAATCTATTACAGTCTGGCCATCATTATCATACTTATACATATCCCTAGCCTCCTTGATAAATCTCTCGAAGGCCGCTCCATCGGGTCTATGTCGGTTGGTAAGATGCCCCTTATAGGTACCATAATTCTTCTTGTCGCGCATTTCCCGCTTAATATGGGCCAAGATCACCGTCTTGGCAATCTGGCTCCACATATTGAATACCTTAGTATGTCCTGGTTCATAATTGAACTTATATAATGTCTTCTCAATCTGTACCCAAGCTACCTGGAATAGATCACCGAAGCTGGCGGGATCATGACCAGGATAGATGTTATGGAAATTGTGGGTCCTAATAATCTGCCGCAATATTTCCATAGCATGGGACATAATCTCATTGCGAAGATTAACATCCACACAGCCACCTTTGACATACACAGTAAGTAGCTGTTCTACTTTATGGTTATCAAAGTAATATCCCTTGACCTTGGCCTCGTCCTCCGGCTTAAATGTAGCCGCTGGTGGCTTTGGCTTTTCGGTCTTATCTTCCTTCTTCTTGGCCATGCGATGAATACTCCGTAATTGTATTATTAATGTTTTAATGAATACAATACTTACTTTTTGAGCTTGGGTTTGCGAAACCTGGCTTGAACAAGAGCAGCGCCGTCGACCTTCTGGTCTTTAAATATTACTTGGGTTTCATAACCCATTTCGACCACGGCCTTAAGCTGAGACCGCCCATGTTTGTAGAGGTAATAATTATTCAAGAATAGGAAACTAAAAACGCGAGCCCATCCTTTCTCATTCTTACGCAGTGCTCGGCCAATCTTCTGCTCATAATCGCTCCAAAGATGGCCACCACCACAGATTATCAAATTAGAAACACCACCCTTAAGATCAAGACCTCTCTTGAGAATCTTGCCACCGATTAGACATTTTATTTCGCGCTTTTCAAATGCTCTAAGAGCTTTGTTTCTCTTAACCTTGCTAGTTTTACCATATATAAAGACCGACCCAGGAATTGCGGCTTCAAGTGCACGACCTAGATCTTCAACGTTACCAGTATCAACTAGAATCAGCGTGCCATCGCTAGGGAATGCATCTACAATTCTTTTAACCTTCAGATGAAACATCGGGTTATCAATCATCTGCTCGCGTTCAGCTATATCGAATGCGGTTTTATCGTCTTTATCACCATCTTCACCCATGGCCATCATGAAGTACTTGATGGGAATGATTCTACCAAGCTGCTCCAAAACGCGACGATCAGTTTGATATATAACCGATCCCATGTGTTCCTTCAGTATCAGATTCTCGACCGGCTTCTTAGTATCAAATGGCGTAGCTGAGAATCCGTATTTTCTTCGACCATGGAACCAATTCTTAAACAAGTAGCGATAGTTGGCATTAGTAGCACGATCACACTCGTCAACCATCAAGAGTTCGGCTTTCTTGACGATCTCTTGGAATTTTCTTGCATGTTCTAGACGCTTGGCGTAGGCAGCAGGGTTGTGTTCTTTGTAACTGATGGGAGGAGTAGCCAACGACTGGATCGATCCCACTACGATCTTCTGACCATTAGGCATTTCGCCACCATAAAACAGCCCGACGTCGAACAAATCTCGGAGCATCAACCGTTCCTTGATCTGCTCAATGACTACACGCTGTTCGGCGATAATGACTGTCAGGCATCCAAATAGCTTAGCGATCCCAGCCATGACCTCCGTCTTACCACCACCCGTCTGCAGAGCGTAAATGCCAACTTCATCAGTGACAGCTTTTTGAATACTCTCAATTTGATATTGTTCTAAGGTGATACCAGGCAGATAATCTGGCTTAACAGTCGTCGGATCAGGCAGTCCAACGGTTAAACGCTGGTCTTCGACTACAAGAGGGAAATCTTTAGCTTTACATAGATCTTCAAGTTCATGAAGCAATGGGCGCGCAATTCGTTGACGCTTAACATCATACTTGCGGTAGTAACCGTCCCATCCTTGCTGGCTTGTGTCAATAAAATATGAACGTGGATGCTTTACTGAAAAGTGGTCAACCAACGCAGGCTCGATACCAAGTGTTACTTGGTCGATCATTACCCAGTCATTGTCGATAATTCGTGCGCGCATTTACGGCCCGAAATTGTCCTTGCTATCGAATTCAGGACCTGCAAACATGTTTATTTCCCAGCAGCGAATGTGAGCGCGCTGGCTTTTGGTCAATTCAGATTTGAAAGCCTGTGATTCCTCACCGTATAAAATACTAGAACCACAGAAATAGCAATGTCTCAAAAACCAGCTGTCATATGCCCGTTGCTTGACTTGTAATCCAATCCAGATGCCCAGACCAACTCCCGCTGCCAACGCAAATAGAATGAGTGCTACAACACCGAAAGTGGCCATATTTTATATACTAGTTGCACTTGGACATCAGACATGAATTACATTGTGCGCACCCTTCTACCATCGTAAATTCAGTTCCGCCACATTGTGGACACTTTTTCACGAGATAGTTAGCATTATTTGCGTATTTCTTGATCACTCTGGCCAAGGCAGACGAGAAGTTTGCAATAGAACCAGAATGCTCAGCAAGGTCACTTACAATGAATTCAACTGGAATGCCGTGGCGTAGTTCACGGCACACCGAACGTGTGATTACTCGTTGCTCATCATTGTCATAGATCTCGCGTA